CTGTTAAACCCCATGGAAATAAATCATATCTTGCTTTGTCATAGTCCCACTTTCTACCTTTTTTTACTAATTCAGCTACATCACTATATGATAATGATGATATATCTTTAACAGTTTTTTTAGGATCACGCATATTAAAAATGCACCTAGTCATCATTTAAAGACTCTTGTGCTACTGAACTAGGACTAGTAGCATTAAGTAAAACAACAGAATTACAATTTAATACAATTTTAGACCGTTCTATACCATCTTGTTGGCTTATCCATTTTTGCATTTCTAGCTCACCACTTAAACCAACAGATTTACCCTTTACAAGATATTTGTGTAAGTTAGCTCCTGCTTTACCCCAAAAGTTTACACATATATAAAGACACTTTTCATACTGACCAAAACCTGTATTACAAGCCATATCAAATGTACAAAGATTAGTACCTGTAGGTAATGTTTTCATTACTGCATCTTTTGTTAATCTACCTGTAAAGGTACAAGTATTCATATCAGCCATCTTCTTTTACCTCTTCTTTATTTTTAAAACAATCACAAGATTGTAAATGTTCAAACTTACTATTTAATTGACCTTTTTCATGTAAACATTGTTGTTTTAACCAATTATAATGTATACAGTTACAACAGAAATACTTCTTAACTAATTCCGTTATCATATGCTCCACATTCATACTCTACATCCTCTATTTTAGTATTATCTATAGCACACCAAGCTATACCATTACTCTCATAACTATGTGCACATGTAATACAATTCTTTACTTGATCATCAGCTGGATCAATAGTAATATCACATACATCATTATCAACAATGCTATAACTCTGCGTAGCAGAATATAAATCACATATACCCCCAAAATCTATTAAATCAATAGAAGCTAAATGTTCACAACAAGCATCACCATAGGTGTTATTATAACTATGTATACATGTACCACAACATTGGTCAGGTAGTCTATAATTTATATCCTGCTTATTTTGCAAACTATTCCTCACTATCTCCTGAAGTTTCAGGAGCAGCAAGTAATGCTACATTAGCCGCAGCAGCAAGTTGTGGTGCTACATTTTCCATATGCCAAGCTTTAACAAGTAAATCACCACGTCTAACATTTATAAACTTGGTTATCTTTGCATTTGGATTTTGTGGCTGATTTGGATTTTGTACAAGCCCAAGTGTAATATGCCAACTAAACGCATGGATAGGTGCAATTATACTAATTAAATTGCCTTTTTCATCTTTACGATTAGTTACAATTCTTTGAGAACGAAGTGCAGCATTCCATTGTTTACAAGTTTTCATACTACCTACAGTAGGCGAAAAGTAAAGAATACCTTGCTCAGGTCTATCCTTTAACATACAAGCATAAACAAATAACTCTTCCACTTTATTACCTGTTTCAGGATTAGTCATTTTTGGAAAACCCCGTTGTCCTGGTTTTGGGTACTCAACATCAACTGGAATTGATTTAGGATTATACCTACCTACCGTAGAATAAGGAGCATTCCTATCTCGCTCTGTCCATACAGTTTTAAATGCCATAACTACAACTTCAGTCTCTTCTGTATAGTTCTCACCACTTGCTGAATTGCGCCATGTACCAGCTGGATTTTCTACACTCTCATGTGTAGACCCAGGTTGTACCATGCTTAAATAGGCTGTACTTACAGTTTCAGCTGTAAAGTCATTTAAGCCATCACCTGCCATTGACTCAAAGTAGTCTTGATCCCCCATTGCCTCTTCACCTGTAGGTAGATCATGCCCTTTCATTCCATCTGCTTCTTTGTTTCCACCGAATAATGCCATATTATTCCTCCGTTTCTTTGTTTATACAGACTATACAGTCTATATTTATATTATACTATATAAATAGATAATATTATAATTTTGTACAAACTTTTAAAAATGTATCTAAATCTTAAGTAATGCTTTAGCTTGGATAGCTGTATTAGTTTTACCTTTAGCTATTATCTCTAATTCCTCTTGTGTAAAATATAACCATTGTCCTAAAGACTGATCCTCTAAAATAGCAGTAGGTACAATAGCTATAATTTGACCTTGATTAAAAGTAGAAGGTAAGTTAGACTTACATACTATTGTAAACTCTTCTATCTTTATTCTGTTACCTATACATATACGACTTATCATTTTAGTCGAACCACCTTGAACACCTGTTATTTGAAGTCGACCTGTAGGTATAAAAGGAAATGCTTGTACTCCACGTATAGGTGAACGTATAGCAGTTCTAGTAAAACGTACATATAACCCTGGTGGATCACCTTCAAGTTCTACTATGCCTGTATCAACCATACTAAAGTTTTCTATGTCTAACCACCAATCTCTTACACGTGGTATAAAAGGTAACAAACGTTGTATTAATATATAGTCCCAAATTGGATCATCTAACCCAGGTCTATCATTCATTTGCTTCTATATCCTTATCAATTTGTTTTACTATATCAGAAGTCCTTCTACTTCGCCAATATTCAATCTCGTTTCGTCTGTAGTATTTATTAAGTCCTTCAAGAATACCTCCTTCTGCCCAAAGCTGGTCATGCGTATACCCAAGATAGCGACACAAGCGATAACCTGGGAAGAAACATTGTTGTCTTTGTCCATTCCACTGTGCATCTGTCCAGAAGGTTCCATGTAATAAAGCTGACATGGCGTCCCTATATTCTTGTTTTGTTGGTACAAGTCTTTTACCAAATGTCTCCTCATAAGAGTCAAGTGGTCTATTAAGCCATTGTTCATACAGTATTCTCCAAGGATAATCAAATATTGCATTCCAATTAGTATGTAAACAACGTTGTTGGCCTCTAATAATATAACCACAATAATCAAATGTTCTTTCAAACATTATAGGTGCCCGTGTTAATCTAGCAGGATCAGCAGTAGTAGTATCAAAAGATAATTTACTACTTAATTCAATACATAATTTAGCATGCAACCATTTATATTCGTCTAGCGTATTAGGTGTATCTTTTATACGAACAAGTATATGATATGACTTCCCACCTGAATATACAATCCTTGCTGCTATACCCTGCTTAAATAAACGTTCAGCTTCTGCTCTTTGAGTACGTAGTCTTTCAAAGAATAAACGTTCTGCTGTATTAACACCTTTTTGTAACCTATCTTGCTCAAGCATATAGTTTACTTTAGTTGTGTCATCTGCCTCAAATAAAAAGGTATCCATATATTGCACATTGTTATTTTTATTCTCTAACGTAATTACACCTGGCTTCATTTCATTAACAGTTTCAAACTCACCATTAGGGTCAGGTCTCCATTTACCATTTACTCTTAAACGTTCACCTAATCTAGATACTACTGGCTTTGTTGTTTGCTCTATCATAGGTAATACTTGAGCTTGTTTAAAAATAGCTTCAGCTAACATAAAACGTGCAGTAGGTGCATTACGATGTCTACCTTGTATACCAAAGAAACCACCTGGTATTGGTGTAGTAATAGGATATACTCTAAGCCCATAATCTTCAACTAACCATTGATCACAGTTATATAGTTCACGTTCAACTGTGGCATGTGCATAAGGTTCATTCTTTGTCTGGTCATAAAATACAAGAGGTCTGCATAATGCAATAAATGCAGGCTGATCCCCCATAGTTGGAAAATATTGCATTGCAGCAGGTATTTGTAAATACATACTTAATGCAGCAGGTTCCTCATAATCTGTGCCTTCATTTAACACTATATTTTGCTTTACATGACCTGCTAATAATGATGCTTTAATAAAAGGTGCTAATGACCGTACTATACTATCAATAACAGTTGTATCAGTTCCACGTGGTAATGTAAAACATCTTTTATATGCTGCAGTATGTGGAAACTTACGTACCTCAGTTGCTTTAATATCTTCTCTACTATAGAGTTCATGTTTAAATTGTTGTATTAGCTCAATATCTTCTACAAATGGAACACCTTGTTTAATACTATTTATATCTTGTCCATATAATTTAGTAAAGACATCATCTGCTGTTGGCGATAATTTACGTGTAAAACTATTATCAGCTTCCATTACCATAAATCTCCGTTGATCTGTATCATCATCGAACTTAACAGGTACTTCTTTATTTGTAGTCATTATAAAGTCTGTATATGACGCTTGATATACAGGATCTTGTCCTTTATTTTCTTTTCTGATGGTAGTCGCAGTAGCTCTACTTTTAATAGAGGCACTCGAATTACGTTTGTCTTCATGGTCTTTTTCTTCATGGCAAACAATAAGTGCGTCAGCATAGTCCGCATTAAATCTACTCTGGCTATCATATTGATCTGTAACCAATACATTATTTTTCCCGAAGAGACCTTTACATATAACCTCTGCAAATGTTGTTTTTCCAGTACCTTGCCCTTTACTTACTATTATGGGTACTACTTGTGTCTTCTCATTAGGGTAACACATTTTCATACGTAACCAAGCTAAAAGATGAAGTGCACATTCACCAGCAATAGCATTGATATAAGTGTAAATGTGACTAGTATCCCTACCAGTATGTTTGGCATAACAGGGAAATGGTTCGGCTATATTAAAAGTACCGCGTAATTGGTCATAGAACCCACTAGGAGTAAAATAATCCCTATGATAAATAGGTAACCTATCACGATCTACATGCTCTCCATTTATTCTTGCATCATTATGATACTTAAATCCTTTAGGTATCCAAGGACGAGGTACACACTTTTCATTCTTATCTATATCCCAAACAAAAAGTGTGTCTGAGCAATAACAATCTATCCAAGCACGCTTCTTTAATATATCCCCACGATGGGTAAGATAATAGAATTGATGCTGTGACCTACCTATTACAACTAAATCTAATAAATGCTCATGTGCCCATTTAGCACATTCCTCGTCAGATTCAAACCCAATATTACATTGACTGTCTATCGCTTTTTGTATAAGTTGTACTTGTGTATTTGCACTATTATACAACTCTCCATAGATAGCTGTAACTATATCATCAGTCATAGCTAATCCTATTTAGTATTTATAATTAACCCAATAGTTACTTTTATTTTTTATTCCAGATATATATCTATTTGTAACATATATAAAATCTTCTACACTTAACTTAAGTGCTATGGCTTGTTTTTCACGTAAAGGTTTTTCAGGCACACAACAATCTGTTATGGTCTCATCTTTTATACGATCTTCACATACACCATTATATACACAAATAGTACAATCCTTACTGTTGTTCATATATACCCACATTTTCAATAGCTATATACTCAGCTACTCCAAGATTAAGCATTGCAGGTATAGCTCCATAAAAAGGATCATGTTTAGCCTTTTCTCCTTCTATAACATTAATACCTGTTGTCATTAGCATAACTGCTAATACTTTATTCTGCTCATACAAAGCTGTAAGAAATTTCATTGAAGCATCACAGTTCTCAAAATCATTCATATCCTCTTCAAAAGGCCTATCAAAATAAAACTTATTATTCTGCGTAGCTATTGTTATTCTTACTATTTTCACTTTACTCTCCTTTTACATTTAAGACAACATTTTCTACGTTTAGGGCTATTACCAAAACATAGCCCATTATCAGATGGACAACCAAAGAATGCAAAATAAATTGTTAGCCCTGCTACTAATATAAGGAATAATATACCAAATATAGTTTTCATTTTATACCTCTATATTGACTATACCAACTTCTTGAAAGTGCATACACTCAGGTATATCTGATATTTGTATATGTACTGTACCACCATTTGCGCCTATCCTATCTTTTAAAAATGCTTTTAATGAATTAGTATTCATATCAGCAATTTCAATAAAAGGTATACCACTCTCTTTTAATAAAGAAATCTGTGCCCCATCTACTTTAGCTGCTTCTTTAATAAGATGAGCACCATCATTTGCTCTAAGCCATTCAGCCATTATACGTTTATCTGTATCATTCTTATTAGGTTGACAATAAAACTTACGTTCATAAGTCATTATACCACCTGACATAAGTTTAACTTCAGCTACATTAGCATTAAACATTTCCATTGGTAACACTGATGAAGCATAATATTCATACTCTTTTTTAGCTTGATTTTATTCAGCTTCTTTTTTAATCATATCAAGCTTA